CATTGTAGTAGCTGACGTGGCTCGTGGAGATGGAGCTGACTACTCAGCATTTCATGTTATTGACGTTGAATCCATTTCACAAATAGCAGAATTCAAAGGACATATATCTACTAAAGATTATGGAAACATGTTAGTAAACATTGCTACAGAATACAATGACGCTTTGTTAGTAATTGAAAATGCTAATGTTGGTTGGGCATCTATTCAAGTAGCAATAGACAGAGGCTATAAAAATTTATATTATTCTCCTAAAGACAATTCTGTATCAGACGTATCACAGCAATTAGCTAGATATGTTGATTTAAAAGATACTTCACAAATGACTCCTGGATTTACTACATCATCTCGAACTCGTCCTTTAGTAATTTCTAAATTAGATACTTACATGAGAGAGCGACTTCCTATAATACGCAGTAAACGATTAATAGAAGAACTGCAAGTATTTATTTGGAACGGCTCGCGACCAGAAGCACAACGTGGTTATAACGATGATTTAGTAATGGCATTTTCTATTGCATTATGGATGCGAGATACCGCATTGAAACTTCGTCAACAAGGAATGGATTTAAACAGAAAAACTTTAGATTATTTTGGTATGGGAAGAGGTGCATATAATAATACAGCTGGCAATTTAAAAAATGCTGGATGGTCTATGACTACTGGAAAACCGGGAGAAGACCAAGATTTAACATGGTTATTGTAAAATAGTCTTGGTTATTAGGGTTTTAGATATTTATTTAAAATAGCTAATTAAATATGGCAGATAAAACATTATACGGACGATTAAAACGTTTATTCAATAACAATGTTATAGTTCGTAAAGTTGGTAAAAACCAACTAAAAGTAGTTGATAGTGATCATTTACAATCTTTAGGAAATCCACACAACTCTAAATTTATTGATCGATATACTCGACTTCACGGAGTTCGACCTAATTCAGCAAATACTTACAATCCAAATTACAATTATTTTTCTTCAAAAGTTGAATTATATACAGATTATGAAGTAATGGATCAAGATTCTATTATTGCATCTGCATTGGATATTTACGCAGACGAAACTGTTATGAAAGACGATTTCGGTGATGTATTAAGAATTACCAGTGATAATGATAATGTTAAGAAAATTCTTTATAATTTATTTTATGATGTTTTAAATATAGAATTTAATCTTTGGCCATGGGTTAGAAATATGTGTAAATATGGAGATTTCTATTTACACTTAGATATTCAAGAAGAAATTGGAATTGTAAACGTTACTCCATTATCAGCTTATGAAATTATTCGTGAAGAAGGAATGTCAATAGAAAATCCATATCACGTTGAGTTTAAACAATTAGGTGGAGGAAATATATCATATCAAAATTTTGAAGTAGCTCATTTTCGTTTATTAAATGATTCTAATTTTTTACCATATGGAAAATCAATGGTTGAAGGAGGTAGAAAAGTTTGGAAACAATTAACGTTAATGGAAGACGCGATGTTAATTCATCGTATAATGAGAGCACCTGAAAAACGTATATTTAAAATAGACGTAGGAAATATTCCTCCTAATGAAGTTGATAATTACATGCAACGTATTATTAACCAAATGAAAAAAACTCCTTATGTTGATCCACAAACTGGTGACTATAATTTAAAATTTAATATGCAAAACATGTTAGAAGATTATTTTTTACCTGTAAGGGGTGGTCAATCAGGAACTGAAATTGACACGCTGTCTGGTATGGAATTTACCGGTATAGAAGATATTGAATATCTTCGTAATAAAATGATGGCCGCATTAAAAGTTCCTAAAGCATTTTTAGGATACGACGAAGCTATTACAGGCAAAGCTACGCTAGCAGCTGAAGATGTACGTTTTGCTAGAACCATTGAAAGAATTCAAAGGATTGTAATTTCAGAACTTCATAAAATAGCAATAGTACATTTATTCGCGCAAGGATTTACCAATGAAGATTTAGTTAGTTTTGAATTATCAATGACATCGCCTTCGACAATTTATGAACAAGAAAAATTAACTTTATATGCTAGTAAAGTTGATTTAGCAGGCTCAATGATAGAAAAGAAATTAATTTCCAGAGAATGGATTTATAAAAATATATTTAATTTTACTGAAGATGAATCTAAAGATATTACTAAAGAGCTTGTTAAAAATCATCAAGAAGCATTTAGATTTAAGAAAATTGAAGAAGAAGGCAAAGATCCAGCAGATCCTAAAAATCAAGAGCCAGAGAAAGCAGCAGGACAAATAGGAGGTGGTGAAGAAGAGGGCGGCGAAGAAGAGGGTGGTGAAGAAGAGGGCGGTGAAAAAGAAGCTGCTCCAAATCCATTTGGAGAAAGTAAAGATCCAAATTTAGAAGAATCCGAAATAAATTTAGACCTTCAAAAAAAATACGATAAAGAAGCGGATAGTAAAGCAAAATCAAAACGTACACCAAAAGGTGGTTGGCCTGGAGCTGGACGTCCTAAAGAAGGAATAAAATATAATACTCACGAACATCCTAGAGGATATGATCCTATAGGTAAAGTAGCTTGGAAAAATTCTAGAAATGAATCAGCTATGGATACTATTAAAAAATACGGATTAAGTAAATTAATAGTCAAATCGCCGAAAATATTAACAGAATCAAATTCTAGTATGCTAAACGAATCAAATATTATACCAGAATAAAATTAAAAGATTACTATCTCCATATTTATTAGTAAAGAAAATAAAAGCCTTTCTGAATGAAAAATTTAAAGCACTCAAAATTTAAAAACACCGGAGTATTATTCGAATTACTTGTACGTCAAGTAACGTCAGATACTTTAAACAATAGCGATTCAAAGGCAATACCACTTATTAAAAAGTATTTTGCTAAGTCTACAGAATTAGCTAAAGAATTTAATTTGTATCAAACTTTAATTAAAGAAAAATTTACAAAGGAAGAAAAAGCTAACCACTTAATTGAAGCTGTATTACTAGCTAAATCTCAATTAAATCAAGCCGCTCTTAACAGACAGAAATATAATTTAATTAAAGAAATTAAAAATAATTACGTATTAGAAGATTTTTTTAAATCTAAAGTTAATAATTACAAAGCATTAGCTGCAATTTATAAAATGTTTGAATATACCATTGCAGATCATCCAACAGAATCAGTTAATAATAGATATACAATTGTTGAGCATATAATTCGTAAAGACGTTGCTAAATCTGCTGTTAAGAATGAAATGTCTGAATTTATAAAACAAGACAAAGACGTTCGTTTATTGTCTTATAAAATTTTAGTTGATAAATTCAATGAAAAATATTACGATTTAAATGAAGGACAGAAATCTATATTAAGAAATTATATCAATGCCGTTTCAGAAGGAACAGAATTAAAATCTTTTATTGTTAATGAAGTTAATAAACTTCAAACTTCTTTAAAAACATTAACTTCTAAAGTTGATGATAAAGTTGTTAAAATTAAATTAACAGAAGTAACTAATTTATTAAATGAAATTTCAGTAGCTAAATCAATTAAAGATACTCATATATTAAGTTTATTACGTTACCACGAATTAATTAAAGAACTTAAAAAAGTATAATTACTATTAATTTATGTTATATATAAATACATTTAAAAAAATTCTTAAAGAGTCTGGAGAACCTGAAGATAATTCTCGTTTAATAGATGATGAAGAAGATGACTTTCAAATAGACGACATTGAAGAAATATCAACTTCAGCAGGCGCCGGCGGGTATGAAACTCCTAATGCTTTTGGAGAGTTAGGTGATGATACTATAGAAATGCTAGGATATAAAAAAGTTAAGAAAGTTAAAAAGAACGAAGTTAAAGAATCGGATTTTATGAAATTTTCTAAGGAACTTTATCTTAATGAAATTTCATATAATGAATATAGAAAAGATCCAATAGCTTCTCCAAAGTCAAAAATTAATAATTCAATTAATTTTATTAATAGAGGATTGAAAGAAATTGAAAAAGTAGTTAATCAAAATGTACGTTTAAAACAAGAAATAGGAGTTGATAACGGTATATATTGGAAATCATCTCGAGAAAATCTTACTAAAATTAGTGAGCGTTTATTAAGGGTTTCAAAACAATTAAAAGAATTAGCATCTTAATATGGAAAAAAAATTAATAGTAGACTATATTACATTTAACGTTACTCCGGAACAAATAAATGAGTCTATGGAAAAAAACAATGGACGATTAATGGTTAAAGGCGTATTACAACGTGCAGAAGCTAAAAATCAAAACGGGAGAGTATATCCTAGAAATGTATTAATGCGTGAAGCAAAAAAATATTCTGATATTAATATAAAAGAAAGAAGAGCTTTAGGAGAATTAGATCATCCAGATTCTTCAGTAGTAAATTTAAATAACGTGTCTCATAACATTACAGAAATGCATTGGCAAGAGAATGATTTAGTTGGAACTGTAGAAGTGCTTTCAACTCCTTCAGGTAATATTTTAAAAGAGTTATTTAAGTGTGGTATTAAATTAGGAATTTCTTCTAGAGGTTTAGGATCTGTAAAAGAATTAGGAGAAGGCAAAGTAGAAGTGCAAGATGATTTTGAATTAATTGCTTTTGACTTTGTATCTAATCCATCTACTCAAGGAGCTTTTCTAGCTCCAGTTAATGAATCAATGCAACATGGTTTAATTAAACCATCTAAATATGCAAAAGTTAATCGATTAATTACCGATATATTATCAGACATTAAATAATTATTAATATGAAATTAGAAGATTTATATAAATCAAGTAAAGCTAATCTTAAACCTTCCATATATTCTAGTCAAAGTGCTCAACTAGTTGATCACTCAAAATTAAATATAGATAAGGTTCCTAGTAAATACAATTTAGCTGGTAAAATAGTAAAAATAAAAGATCCTTCAAAATATAACGTCGACGGAAACCCTGCAAAATATAAAGGATAATGAAACGATTAGATTTACAAAAAATAATACGAGAAGAAGTTAAATCAGTATTGGAATTTACTCAACCAGTTTCAAATACTGAAGCTCCTAGCGAAGCAGTAATTAAAGGAGTGCAAAAAGAACTTAAACTTAAAACTGGCATTATAGCTTCATTAGGGTTGAATAAAACGACTCGTAATGGATTTTATTATACCTATGATTTATCTAAAGAAATTCGTACACCAGTACTTAATTCTTTATTTTCTTCAATGACACTTGACATAACTGCAGTACCTTCAGGA